TTTGAATATGGTGTTTAGATTGGTATTCTTGAAAATATCTAACAATATCACAATTTCTTGAATCTTCACAATCAATAGGAGTTAATGCATATCTATTTGACTGAAATTGTAAAACATCATTTATATATTCAAATTCACTAATATTTTTTTTAATTTTTGGAAATATTGCTTTAATACATTTTGTTGCATTTGTTCCTGCATAAACTAATCCATGTTTATTTACATAATTTGGAAAATATTCAGCTAAATCAGCAGCAAATGCTGTTAAAACAAAATTTTGCTTTTTAAATCCATTATTATTTAACCATTTATTTCCTTCATCAGTTATTTCATAAATATCTTTTTTATTTTTAATGCAAAAAATATAAAGATGATTAACTAATTTTATAGAATATTCAAGTATAAATTTTTTTAAGTGATTATTAGATATTTCTTTAAATGTAAATTGAGGTAGTAAATATCCTTTATTGTCAGTAAATGCTTTAGATGTATTTTTTAAATCTTCTAACCACTCAATATGTGTAAATTTATTTTCTAAAATACAGTTTACAATCCAAAAATTTCCAAATCCATGAGTACCTATAAAATAATTAAATAATGTATTGTTTACTTTTGGCTTATAATTTATTCCAGAACCACAAAGTCTAAATAAGTAAAATAACATAAACCAGTCAAATTCATTATTAATTAAATGATTATTAAAATGTATACCATTGCCTTTAACATCTTTATCTTTTTTCCAAACTGCTTCTGTAAATGAACAAAATGCAGCATATTTTCTTTGACCCATATCGTATATTGGAACATTATAAATTAAATCATCATTTATATGTTCTTCTATAGAGCCTACAAATGGATTTTTTTCTATTATATGCTTTTCCATAATCATACTTCTATAATGATATTCATCAACTGATTGAAGTAATTCATCTTTTATTTCAAAAGAATTTGACATTAAAATAAATTTAATTGTTTTTTCATATTTCTTAAATAATAAATAGGTTTTATATGTACAGACTGTTTAGGTTCCATAATATCAAATAATAAATTATTATTTTCATCTAAAAAATGATGTGGCCATTCTAACATTGGAATACCAGAATTATATATAATTTGATTTGCTATTAATCTTAATTCTTTTCTTAATTCTATACTACCAAAAAAGTTTTTTCCTTTAAATTGCCCTGATTTTGGTATTTTTCTTGATTCATTTTCTATTGCAAGTAACTGTGTTATAGTAGAGTTATATTTACAAGCATATTCACAATATCTATTAAATAAATCTTTTGTTGCCTCAACTGGATTTTTTTGTCTTGCTAAATGAAATCTTAAATCTATATTTCCAAAATAAAATATGATATGTTTATATTGAGATAAATCCATATTTAATTTTAAAAAACCATGTAATGTTTTTCCATCATTTCTTAATATAGTATAATTATCATTTGGCCAAACTGATATTGAGTGAGAATCACCTATTACTAAATTATCTCTATTTGGTAATTTAATTATTGGAATATCTATTTCATTATTATATAAATTTATTTTTCTTTTTATAGAAAATTCATTTAATTGAAAACCATCTAATGAATATTTTAAACCAATATAATTTTTTAACTTTTCAGCTCTAATAAGTATTTCTTGATTCATTCCACCTATTATGTTATATGAACCTTGTTTAAAATTTGTACCATGATAAATAATAATTTTATTATATTCATTCCAATTATCCTTTTGTGTAAGTATATCAGCATTAAATAATTTAGATACAATATCTACCATTCCAGCAGAATGAGAATTTTCTGATATTGCTGGATTATTCAATATTCCTACAATTCCTGTTTTCATTTTAATTTATTTTTATTATTTATATAATTATTTAAAGCTCCAATATATGCAACTGCATCAAGAAGATTATCTTCTTTATGATTAAATGATTCTCTTGATAATTTTAAAGCAATCATAGCTTTAAACATAATAATAGCATCATGTTTTTTTCCTGTCATAAGTGATAATATTTCAGCAGCTTTTTCCATTCCTTCATCAAAATTACCATACATACGTTCTTTTTCTTCTGAACGTTCATTTACAATTTTATTTGCTTCTTCTAAAATATTCATGTTTTATATAATTTAATTTTTAATTATTATATTTTAGGTTGTTTTTTAAATTCATTTAAGGAATCTATTGGAATAAAAATCTGCAATTCAAAACCTCCTTTATTTAGGAAATTTAAAAACTTGCCATTGTCCAATATAAATTTTTTAGGAATAAGCCACTCTTCAATATCATCCATAAGCCTTATCTTATCAAATAACTTTGCATCAGCTATTAATTTATGGTTAAAACCATAAGCGTTAAATTTTCTGAATAAATGCTTTGTTCTATTGCGTTTGACTTCTAAAATCTTTCTTTCAAGATTTATCACTCCTATGCTTCGGCTCTTAGATTCTTTAATAAGTTTAAGCCTTACTTTTACTCTTTTACCGTTATTGAAAACAGTCAGATTGTTTCCATAATCATCTGAAATTACACGAATTTCTTCTGGTTTTTGTTTGTTTATATCATTCATAAAATTAGCGTTTATGGTACAATATTACAACTAATCTTTGAATAAAAAAAAATATTTTATAAATTATTTATTACTGATTGATTATCAGTAGCTTATTTTATAAGTAAAAAAATAGAAAGTTCATTTTAATCTGTTTTTTACATTTTGTAAATACTTAATTAAATACTTTCTTATATACTATTATCTTTCTTGAGTTTTGCTAATTGAAGTTCCTTTATTTCTTTATCTAAAGTATCAAGTTCCACCTGTATTTTTGAGTGTTTTCGCTTATCAAAATACAGAAATAATGCTGTCAGACCTCCAATTATTGTAACAATACCAACAAGTGTTTGTATTTGCATTGTTTTTTTTTGGTCTATTGTCATTTTCCTTCTTTTTCTTTTTGTTCTTGTCGAGGCTTAATAACAAATTTATATACAAGGAATCCTGCAACTGCAAGTCCTAATACAATCCATAAAGTGTTTCCACCTTTAGAGCCAGTTGAAGATGCTTCTCCACCACCAGTTTCAAATTTAGTAATCATAATTTATTAATTTTTGGTTAATTCAAATAATTCAGGTTCTTTCTCAAGCAAAGAGAATTTTGATGTTGTAACACCGTTTTCTTCTTCTTCATCGTAGTTATCAAAAATAATATCGAATGTTTTAGGTGCTACTGATTTTAATTCATCAATATTTACTGTAAGCCTTCCACCTTCATACATTTTTTCAAGTTCTTGCTCAACCATTAATCCATCAGGATTTTCTTGTGCTTGTTGATTTTTTTTAGCTTCTTCTTCAGCAGTATCAATCAATTCATCAGGGTTTTCATTTAAGTCATTATTCTTATCTGTATCATTAACTACATCAAGAATTTCATAATACACCCATTTGTCAAGGCTTTTTGTTCTTGATAGTGTTTTTGGGCTTAATTCTTCACCTCTTTTTTCAAGCATTTTTTGTGCTTTCAATACTTCTTGAATGGCATCAATTCCATTTTTAGCATCTTCAGGTAAATCATTTACTGTTAAACCATATTGCTTTAGTGCTTTTTCATACTGTAGTTCCATAACTTTTTGTTTTTTAAGTTTATATGCAAATTTAGTAATAATTTTAGATTATTATTAAAACATTATGCTTTTCTTTTGTGTTTCCATCCTCTTTTTGGCTTTGATAATCCTGCTTCTGAAAGTGCAATGGCTACTGCTTGTTTTTGGTCTTTAACTATTTTATCACTTGTGCCAATATGAAGTTCACCTTTTTTCCACTCTTTCATCACTTTAGCCACCTTTTTCTGCTTTGATGGTGTTACTTTTCCGCCTGTTTTCATTTTATCATTTATCAATTTCCATTTTTCACCATATTCAAATGCGTGTAATCTAAACTGGTCATCATTTGGTGCATCATCTAACTTCCATTTATAAGACATTGAACCATATCTTGTTTTAAGAACATTTGTAATTAAACCTGTTGGTTTACCATCGTATGTTAATATCACAATTTTGTCACCTCGTTTAATTTGAGGCGTGTTTCCGCCTGTTTTTAAAATTGGTTTCTTACCAATTGCTTCTTCGTAAGTCAGTTCTCGTTTACCATATTTCAATGCCCGTATTTTTTTGTCTATTGAATTTAATTTTCTACCATAACTATTTGCAATTGGTCCGCCTTCTGGTTCAGCCTCTTGTTCCATATCAATAAGTAGTTGTTTTCTTTCTTTTTCAAGCTTTTTTAGTTTATCTCCATTTAACTTACCACCCGTTTCCATTTTATTTTTTATAATTTCAAGTTCTTTATTATTTATAAGCATTTCAAATTTATCTTTTGGTAATTCTTGAATATATTTTCCATTTAATTCTCTGTAAAGAACTGAATCTGGTAAAATTTTATAAATAACCCATTTAGAATTTTTTGAATTAAATTTAATAACATCACCTAAATTATATGAACCAACTCCACCACCTTTCGCCATTTTACCTCTGAATCTGTTTAATTTAAAATATTCAAGTATTTTTTTTCTTAAAACTTCTTTATTCAAATTTTGAAAATTAGTTAAACCTAATTCTTCTGCCATATCAAACAATTGTTCTAAATTAGCTCCTTCAACAGCAACAGGACTAAATTGAACTCCACCGCCTGTTGCCATCATATAACTTCCATCACTATTAACTTCTTCTATAGCATCTTCAAATTTTTGAGACGTACTATATGCTAAATCTTCAAATCTTTCAAAATTCCTCCTATCCATTTTATATAAAACATCTCCGTTATCAAGATTTTCATAATCAATATGCTTTCTAAAGTTTTCATGTAATAACATATCCGCATCATCGTTATCAACTATAAAATAAACTAAATCATCTCCAACCCCACCGCCCTTAGCCATTTCTTCAATTAAATTATAAACTTTTACATAATTATCTCCAAATAAATAATTTACAGGACTTGTTTTAATTTTAAATGAATTTAATATGCTTCTTGCTTTATTCGCTTTTGATTTGTGTTGGTGAAAATTCAAATTGTCTTCTCTGTTCCAAGTATAATCATACTTTAATTCTATTCCTCTTTGTAATAAAATATCCTCAATATCTTTTCGAGTATATTTATCTTTTAAGTTACCACCTGTTGCCATGCTCGAAGCCATTGTACCATTTATAATAGGGTCATTTGATATTGAACTATCAGCCGTTCCTCCTGTTTTATATGTAATATTAAAAGGAAAACTTATCATTTGTTTTAATTTACCATCATTAGATTGATAAACTTCTAAATAATTTGTTTTATGATATTTTTGCTTTATTTTATTAACTGTTTCTTTGTCCACCCAATAATAACTTTCATAATCTGCGTCTTCATCAAAAGGAATTAAATTAACATAATAAATATTTTTATCATCAAATTCATTAACACTAATAGTATCTTCACCAACTTCACCTCCTTTTGCGTATATTTTTGATGACCAATCTTTTTTATCAAAATTTTCTATATTTAATATGGATTGAACTGATTTTGGAAATCTTATATTAACTCTTTCTTTATTAAATATGCCAATAGAAGGCGTAAATTCAGTATTCCAAAATTTACTACTTCGTAATTTATCTAAACAATTTTTTGTTATTTGCCCTAAATCATCATAAACGATATTCCAAATACCATTAACCCACTCTATGCTGAATTTTATTTTATTTGAAAAACTATGCAATTCTTTTAAAATATCAATAATGCTTATTTTTATATTACCACCAACCCCAACTCCAGTAGCCATTTTATACCTAATCATATCAGGATTAAATTTGTCAAAAGTTTTTCTCGCCCATTCAACAGCATCTTCGTAAGATTTAAAATATTTAATATCTTTTTTAAATCCTTTTTCTTTATTTAAAAATTCAATATAAACCTCTTCATTTATATTTCCGCCTGTTTTATAAAGTGTCTGCATATATTCTCTTGCGGGTTGATGTTTTGATGCAAGCATTTTTTGACTAGCATATTTCATCGCTATATCAACATCGTTATTAGCCCAATAAGCATCTCTTATAATCTTCTTTTCATCTGGTGAAAGTTTAATATTCCCGCCAGTTTCAAATTTATTTGTTTTAAGTTTCAACCCTTTTTTGATAATTTTTATTAATTCAGATTGAGCCTCTTCTTCTAATTTTCCAGTTTCCCAATTAACTTTAGGACTTTCTTCTGTTGTCATTATATTTGTATCAATATTTTCTTCACTTTTTTCATCAAACTTGCGTTCTATTAAAAATATTGAATCATTGTCATCAATACCAATAAAAATACCTTCATATAAACCGCCTTTGATAGTCCAAACAGGTATTCCACCCCAATCAGCCGAACCGCCATATTTATTTTCTGAGCCAAAATAATGACTAAGTAATTTTTTTAAATAAGTACGATATTCAGAGTATTGTTCTTCGTGGAAATCTGGAAATTCACTATCTGTATTTTTATTATCAATTTCTCCACCATTTTTGAATTTATCTTCATCTTCATAGTCATCTTCATAGTCATCTTCATAGTCATCTATTTTAACTACGTCTGATTTATGCATAGAATATAATCCATTTTCTCCATCAATACTAACTAAAACAAAACTACCTTTTATTTCTTCAACTTCTCCTTTTTGTCCATAAAATTCATTTCCATAAATAACTTTAATTCTATCTCCCTCTTCTAATTTTTCAACTCCTCCACCTTTATCAAATTTTTCTATAAATCTTTCCGGAACTTCATATTTTTCTCCATATACATCAACAATAAAATATTTTTGATTTCCAGAAGCAAAGAACACATCTTTAATATCAACAACTTTTAAATCTTTATTATATAAATTGCTTAAAGAAGACATGTAAGGAATATTTTTATCTATTCTTATTGTATCACTAACATCACCGCCTTTAGACATTTTTTCAACTTCATTAATAGATAAATAATCTATATTTCCTATTGTGTTTTTAACTTTTAAATATTTTTCATCTTTATCAATTTCTACAACTTTACCTTTGTATTTAATACCTGTAAATTTTCTTGTATAAGTAACATTATCACCTATTGTAATTTTATTTTTAATATTACCACCATTTTTCATTTCTTCTTTATTCCAATCTCCATATTTAAAATTAACTTCAGAAACAGTCATTTTTCCATAATCAGGTTCTTGGTCACTTTGAGCATCTTCTGGTTGCACAACTTCAGTTGTATCATAAAGCATATCTTTTTTTGCAAGTTCAATCATTAAATCATACATATCTTTATAAGAATTCAAAGGCGCTGAATTTACTACCCAATCATCTCCTACCCATCCAATGCCATTTTCAATAGTAGAAACAATGTCTTTAACTCTTTCTGAAATTTTACCACTATTTTTCATTTCTTCTTTATTCCAATCTCCATATTTAAAATTAACTTCAGAAACAGTCATTTTTCCATAATCAGGTTCTTGGTCACTTTGAGCATCTTCTGGTTGCACAACTTCAGTTGTATCATAA